TGTAGGTAATGATTCAATCTTAGGATACTTAGCACTCATCTCAGCATTCATATAAGCAATGAACTCATCACTTAACTTAATCTTGTCTTGTACGAAATCAGGTAGACTTCTGAACACATCCATATCAGGTTGTTGAGTAGAGAATACAAGTGCTGGATTAACTGCTGGAGGACATACCATACCTTTAGGAAGTGGTGTGATGGTTTGAACATTGGCATAAGTCTTATCACCACTCTGACGATGAATTACGTTAACCATACATTCTTGACCAATCAATGTGAAGATGTTAAACTTCTTAGCCTCTTCATCTGTTAAGGTCTTACCAAGCATAGACTGAACATCTTTTCTTAGGGTTGACTTCTCGTGCATTGACAAGGTATACATACCTCTTACGTAATAAGGTTGTTCACCTTTGTTAGGGTCAAAGATTGCAGTCTCAAGTGGTAACTCAAGAAGTACCTGAACCTTTCTTTTCTTACCACCAAACTGACCAGTCTGCTCTGTTGTGCCTAAGTCAATGATTTGATAGATACGAGCAAGGTGCATACCTACTGGTGCTATCTTATTCGTGTAATTTGATTCGCCTCCTACTGGAGCATTTAGTGTTGGTAACATAATTGATTTGGATTTATTGATTAAAGATTAAAGTGATTTAAACATTATGTGAGCAGCATCTTCTAACTTAGCTAATGCCTTGTCATATGCCTCTATGTATTCATCTATACTTACTTCAACATAGTCACGATAGATAATAGGTACATTGTGATACTCTTCGTTGTGGAATTGTCTTGCCATTACAGCACAATTAGAATCACATCTTGTGAAGATACCGCTATAGCATCCTTCAGTTACGATTGAAATCATTGAGCCATTAAGATGGTCATAGTGAAAGTAGGTGTTACCTTCTGCAAGTTTGAAAATAGTTGATGTGTTCATAGTACACGAATTTAGGATTGATTGATTAGAAAATTAGAAAAGAAAAAAGTAGGGAGGTCTGAGCCTCCCTTGATTGGTTAGTTGATTGTTTTTGTATATTGAATGTTTCTTGTAGTTAACTCAGCAACTAACATTTGCTCTTGTAAATTCAACATATGACTACCGAAATGATGCTCATATTTGAATAATCCGTTTTGAGTTAAAGTAATATAACCTGATGATGCAAATGTTTCTACGTTAGTACCAGCAGATGTTTCGTAAGTGTAAGTTGTAGTTGTCATTGTGTTTGATTTAGTGAGTGAGTAAATATTTTGTGATTGATTGGTAGGGCAAATGTAAAACTATATTTTGATTCTGCAATACCTCAATCAAAATAAACACATTTATTTTTACTTACATTTCGTAAATGACTGATAATGAAATACAAAACTTTACTATTATTTTATTTGGCTACTCAATCCAATACCCAATAACACACCAACACCTATCTTAAATGCAGTTGATTGATACCACTTGGTTTCTTTCTTGACATAGATATTGGATAGGTTAGTGATTGACATAGTAGGATTATCAATGTGTAATCTAACTACACTATCTGTTTTTCTCAATAACCTATTAATAAGACCATCTCTGAGAGTATCCCCCACAGAATATGTCAAAGTACCACTTGACACGATTGAGTCTATTACAAGGCTTCCTATAGAGTCAATTTTTCCATCAATCGAATACCAATCATTATAATCTGAGAATTCAAGTGGTAGCTTAATGTAATTGGTTGAATCAATTGTGATAGGTTCAGCAAGTTGAATCTTGGTTTTAACTATGGTCTTATACTTAATCTTGACTATCTCTTTAGGATTCCTAATAGCAAGTAATTTAATTGCCATATCTTTTGAATCAATCTCACTTTGATAGTTTACTGCCTGACTTATCAATTGACTTGAATCTGCTAAGTGCTGCACCTTATAACTCTCTACCTCTTCTTTCATCTTACGATAGTCAATAGTCAACTGACCATTAGTACCACAAGTATGAATGAAGATAAGCAGCATAACCAAACCACCAACTAACATAAGAACCTTATCCAATGAATCAAACTTATCTTGTGGCATATCCTCCAATTAACTTAATGAATTTTTCCCACTTCAATTCAAAGCAAGACTTATCTCTTAGATTACTTCTTAGTACATTCTTAGCCACGTATATTGGCATTTGTCTCTCAGTCACATAGTGCTTTACCACAATTAAAAGTCTCTCGTCAGCCTCCTCCTCATCCATAGGTAAAGTACATTCTCTCATAACTGCCTTGTTGCTTTCTTTACCAATGCGTGGATTGATTCATCTAATCTCTTCATTGAATCATCAACCATCTTTAGTAGTTCAGTCTGCTCTGAATCCTCCATCTTACCCTCTTTATCAAGCAGCAACTTAACCACTCCAGCAACTGATGTTAAAGGCTGCCTTAGTTCGTGACTAAGCATAAATCTAAACTCCTCCAGTAACTGCTTTTGCTTCTCGTGTTCGTGGCTGGTGATTGATGTAACATCAGTAATTTGGAATCCTATGAAGTGAAGACTACCAAGTATGGCATAGCAATTCCACAACACCCATCTTAACCCACTATTCTTCTGCTTAGTCCTTGCATAGATTCGAACTGGATTAGGTGATATCTCAATTGCTCTCTTAACTGATTCAACATAATCATCAAGTTCACTATCATCAGTAATGATATCACTTACCTTCTTAGGTTTGATGTGGCTGGAATACTCTTTGAAGAGGTCATTAGAACTAACTATGCTACCTTGATAATCAGATACCACATACAACAAGTCAATAGAGTTAGCTAAGATGTATTGAGTAGACATAGACTAACTTCTAACTATCTTGTTAATCTTACGAATCATCTCAAGCCAATAGAATGTACTTCTATATAGCCATATTGATGTGGCTAATAGCATCAACATCATAACAATTGAGTTTGATAAATCACTATATTGGTAAGGTTGATTCATAGTTAATTCAGTTTTATGTGAAATAATCGGTTTAAGATTCAACTTTTCACCACGAATTAACCACTTAGCATCACAAGGTTGAATGGTATCTGATGCACGAAATGGTATAGATAGTGATGGTTCAACTTCTACCTCATCATTTGCCTCAAAATTAGTCAATAATTCATCAACATATAGTACCTCACCCCATTGATTTTGATAAATAAACATTGATGTGTCACCCATATAGTGATTGATGAACATAAATGGTTCAGGTTGTTTGATTTCCTTACGAGTTATAGTGTAACTTGTATCATAAGTCACCTTATATTGTGATTGGATGGTGTCCTTAACTGCATCAACCATTAGCGCCCCCTTTCTCAGATGGTTTCCACACCCATTTCAAGGTCACTACAGCACCAATGATGTATGCAAATGACTCCTTATCTATCTTCTTAGTGAAAAATAGCCAAAATCCTACAACAGATATGAGTGAACCTATAGTCAAATGCCAGTACACCATAAGTAAGTCAGCTATTTGTTTGAATTTCTTAGGGTCGATAGCCATGTACTACTATACTACTTTTTTAAAGTATAGTTCCACTTCTTTTTGCCTTCTTTTAGTTAATCCTTTCAACACCACACCACCGCCTCTGTTCCATTTTAAGAACTCTAAGGCTATCTTAACATCATTTGGGTTAGCAAGTACCATCTTGAGTAATGTAGACTTACTCAGATTACCTAAACCCACGTTAAAGGCAAATGATACCAATGCATCAAACTGATATTGAGTTAATTTGACTGACCTTGTGTATTTACTTACATAAATATCGTAATCTTCAAGGGTATTAATGAGTAATATTTCAGCTTCTTCTTTATCACGCAATACGTCACCCATCTTGACATTAGATTTGTCAGGATAAAAGCAGGAACCATAGCCAATTGTAGGCACATTGGCTGAACACCTATAAGCATTCAGCCTTAGACCTTCAAAGTCTTTGACCAATTGAATACCAGTTTTACTAATGTTCATCAGTTAATCTCATATTGGAAAATAGCGTGGCAAGTTGCAGACGATACAAGTGAAGTGTCTTCTGATAGCATTGATATTTTGTTATTTCTTACTGAACCATTAATTTGTTCTGTAATACTACTTGGACTTAATGACCCACCTCCATTGGCTGTTGTTGTAGCAATAGGATAAGTAAATTCAAAATCCCCGCTTGAAAGTGTGCTAAAATCAATATCGATAAATAAGTTTATTTGACAAGTTACAATATTCCCTATTCTTAAATAACTTGCTGATGTTAATGTTGCCGCCGTTAACGCACCATTAAAATCGCTAAATGTCGGTGTCCAAGTTCCGCTTTCAAAGTCAAGTAAGTTGCCCACCTCAATCTGCTTTGATGTGCCTTGAGGCGATTCAGATATATCGCTGATGTCAACGATATACAATAGGTCTCCACTGACTGCCGTAGATAGTGGTGTTAAGTCGGTTATTTTTACGCCTGCCATGATGTTATGCTATTAAGTAAGTTCCTTGAATGATGATGTTATATCCAGTATCAGCAGCACTATTAATCATTGAATGAATAATACTTGCTCCATCACTTCCAATAGTATATGAAGTTGCAAGTGAGTTGCAATTTGCTACATTAGTTTTAAATGACATTGAACCAAGAATGTTGGTTGTTGGAGTAAGTCCAGTAGGAGGTGTGAAATATGTATCTCCGAAAAGAATTGGACTTGATACGTTTGATAAACCAAAGTTTATGTTAAAGCTAACAGAGTTTCCTGCTTTGACATAAATAGCTTTAAACAATACCGAACTTTGGTAATCAGTTGTAATCGTTGGAGTCCAAGTACCAGTCTCAATGCTTACAATGTTTCCTAACTCAATGCTCTTTGATGTCCCTTGCGGACTTTCAGTATTATCGCTAACATCGACAATGTATAGTAAGTCATCACTTGAAGCCGTAGCAAGTGGTGTTAAGTCGGTAATCTTTACTCCTGCCATAAGTCAGATATTATTGGGTTGTAGGTTATCAAAGGTAAGAATTTAACCCAATCAAGGGAGGACTGCTCCACTTCTTCGATTGATATTATCCAATTGCCATCGGCATCTTGGATTGGGTTGAAGTAATTATCAGCAACATACT